GCGGCGGAGGTCGAAGGTCATCCACAGACCATTGATCTACCGGGGGGTAGTAGTCCTTGCCAAGACACGATCTTCAGCAACACATCCCGCCCAGATTTAAATTGGTGTAGCGCGAGGGGTGCGACCAAACGTTGGATTAATACTCTAATGCCGCTGTCCGTGCCACAAGAAGTTTCAAAAAGCGGCTATGTGGACGATGTGTGGGCTCAATTTTCGAATAATTGTTGTACTCCGTCGATGACCGCCCGCCACTTTATAAAGCTCAAAAAAAGCGCACCTAAAATCTGGGAGAGCTGCGGGCGCGATTTGAATGCGCCGTCGCCGGCTCGTAGCGACGACTGTGCACTAGTTGATCTCGATAATGGAGGATTCCTACCCATGCCTCCGTCGGATACAAAATAATATCTGATAAAAAATTATCATAATATAGTATAATTCACGAAAAATATAAAGGGAATTTACTCATTATTCGACTTCTACATAAGAAACATTTTCTTTCAGCATCGTTTGATACCTTTCATAGCAACTATCACAGCACGTATGACCACAAGGATTTAAATATAAACTTAATGTATTTGTTAAACATTGTGGACCTAAATTAGATGTATTCATTTAGTTTTTTATCATAATTAATATTCATTTATTTCTTTTTTGATATACAATCTAAAAAAAATATATACATATTGCTGATATTATTCATATATAATATATATATATATATTTTAATGTCTTTTGAAATACCCACATACTGCACAAGTATCCCATAATTCCCCGTATTGACCGCTTTCTCTTTCCGTCACAAATTTATGTTTACATTTTTTAAATACTTGATTTTCGTATTCTTTAATCTTATTTTCTAAATATTGCATACATCCATTATGATACAATTTCAATTCTACTAGATTATTTTTTTGTCCATTAAACTCATATTCTTATCATCTAAAAATTCAAGATCCATGTTTATTATTTAAAATTAAAAAACATAAATCAAATTTATATTAATATATATATATATATGGACGATTTATTATTATTTATATTAATATTATGTATATTTTTCTTAATAATGATATATTTTAATAAGGATTTATTAGATAAAGATGTTATAAGAGTTAAAAGTACAGTAGATGATAATGTATATTTAGTTAGAAAATTACCTAAACCAGAAGAAGCTGCCAATTTATTAGCAGGTTTTAAACAAGATATTATGAAAATATCAAATAAACTTAAAGAAAATTATATAAATGATGAAAAAGATAATAAATATAAAAAAGGAGTTGAAAGGTTATTTAAAAATATGCGACTAGAAAATTTATCTGAATGTGATCCATTTCATAAATATAAATCATATTCCGTCAATAAGGGAGAAGAACTATTTATATGTTTACGACATACCGATAAAGATTTTTCTTTTTCAGATAAAAATACTACAATGTTCACTATATGCCATGAATTAGCGCACGTATGTAATAAGACAATTGGTCATCCGCCAGAATTCTGGGAATGGATGAAGGTCATATTAGAATCTGCTGGACAAATTGGATTATATAAACCAGTAGATTATGCCAAATATCCTGTAAAATATTGTGGAATGACAATAAATAGCACACCTATGATATTTTAATTAAAAATATCTTGAAATATTTGTTTATCATTATTTAATCCATATATATTATTTATACTTGTTATTCCATAACAATGATAATTTATATCATTTATTTCACATGGCATTATTTTAGGTACTAAATTTACAAAACTAGCTTCATCTGAGAAAGATGATGTATATGATCCTATTATTAAACTACTATTAGATAATAATATAAACTCAGCTATACTATTTATCATATCTTCTGATGAATCACGATTCATAGTTTTATTTGATAAATTTATTAGTTTATCATTATTTAATCTTTTATTTATTACATTTGATATTAAAATAACTTTATATTCAGATTTAATTTTATTTATTAAACTATTATATTTATCTATTTTATTAATTATTTCAAAATCTTTTTCACTATTTTCATCTATATCTAAGTTATCATATTTATAAGAATATCCTCTATAGTGTACAGCAACATATTTATCTAAATTATATTTATTTTTATAATAATTCACTAATTTTAATACTTTATCAGACCAACGTATATTTTTATAAAAGATATTCTTTTCTTTAATGAAATCATTTATATTTATATTATCTAATTTAAACTCATGACCACCACTTAATAATAGATAATCATATTTTTTATTAGGTATATTATTTATTATTTCTTTTATATGTTTAAAACCTAAATACAAATAATCAAGTGAATTGATATCTGTTTTTAATATTTCTACTCCTGGTATATCAATAATAATGTCTTCTAATTTTACATTACAATTATCTTCTTCTTTCCATAAAATATAAAGTTTTTTATTAAAATATTTACATATTTGATAAACTGTATTTATAAATCTTATTCGATTACCAAAACCATGTGTTGGACACACAATTACATTATTTACAAAAGAAAATATATTATCTTTATTAATTATATTATCTAATAAAATTTTGTAATTGTTAATATTTACAGGATTATTTGGTGAATATTTAAATATTGTTTTTTTAGATTCTTCTTTATATTCTTTTATTATATTTTTATGATTATTTATTGCTGTTAATAATTGATTTGAACCTTCATTAATATCATTATAAAAATATCCAGCATTTTTATAACAATCACAGTTATGTATTAATGGATATCCTAAATGAAGTGTTTCTAAATGTAAGAAATTTAATGGATTATCTTGATGATGTGATAAAATATAAAAATCTATATATTTTTCTTTTAATTGTTTAATAATATCAAAAAAGACTAATCTATCATATGTTTCAACAAGACCTTCTTTATATATATTTAACATTCCTAAAAAAGTTTTAAATGAATCATTTTTAGGTCGCGACAAGACAAACACTTTAATATTTTTGAATAAATTATTTTTATATAATCTTTCACATATTAGTAATGGAGTTAAACATGTTTTAGTTATTTGAACATTTGGTTCAGCAATAAGTATATATTTTGTTTCAGATGTTGCCTTATTTATTTCATAATTAATATTTTTATATTTATTTNTTATTGTTTCATTCCAAACATATGGCGCAGTTTTGAAATCCAAATTATAAATTGTTTCATAAAAATATTTATCTTTTGAATAGTTGGGTATACTCCAATATTCGTCATAAAATTTGTAGTGAGATACATCTTTAATTTTATTATGGACATTAAAGAGCAAATCTTCTTGATAAATATAATACCAATTACCACAATTATAATGTATAATTTTTATTCCTGTTTTTTTTATGTCTTTTAATATATTTTCTTGATGAATTGAAAAAGATATACAAATAATAACTTCAAAATTTAAAATATTATTCACATTTTCATCAAGACACACTGTTTTTATATTATCCAGTTTATCCGATTTCATAGTTATTATGGAACAATCTATATTAGAAATATTATTTAATGTTTCATATACAAATAAACTTTGCTGATTACATCCATTCTCAAACCATGATTCACTATGTTGAGAAAAAATACCAACTCTCATTATAATTAAAAGATATAATATATTTAATTATTAAACATAAACATATTTAAACTTTCTCTACAAACCAAATCCAAAAAATCTTCATGGTACATTCAGCCGCCAGAATTCTGGGAATGGATGAAGGTCATATTAGAATCTGCTGGACAAATTGGATTATATAAACCAGTAGATTATGCAAAACATCCTGTAAAATACTGTGGAATGACTATATCATCAACACCGTATATTTTTAAATAATTTAAAAAAATAAAACGTAATAATATAAATGGATAATATTCAGAGTAATTTATATGATGATGATGATGATGAATTATCCGATGATTATTTATGGCTAAGATGGGAAAATTCATGCAAACAAATTAGATATAAAAGATTTTTATTAAATAGTATGGCTATTAAATATAATATAAATCCTGATAATTATAAAAATAAAAGATTATTAGTAAACGCAATATTAGATTATTGGAATAATATATTCCGTGATAATCCTGAGTTTAAACATGATTACGAAGAACATTTTGGGTGCTGTATTAAATTTTAAAATTTTCTTTGATAATATTTACAATAGCTTTGGGAACGGGTCGATAATCTTATTTTTTTATTTTAAATTTGATAAGATAATATTATTATCTTAATATAATATGGAAATTGAAAATCTACCAAAAGATAAACTAATTGAAATCTTAAAAAAGATATACAATGAAGGCGATATTGATGAAGCCAGTAAATACATTATATTAAATGTTATTGAAGATAAAGAAATGAATTATCCTAATAGTAATCTTATATATATTGAAAAAGGTGAATGGTCTGAAATTTCTTTCTTAAATGTTAGGTCAATGATATGTGAAATTATTTTAAAATATGAATTATATTATTTAGTTTTTGATATTAAAAATAATAATTATGAAAATAAAATCGAAAATCTATCACAATTAGAATTAATAGGTTTGTCTTCCAAAATCAGGGATAAATTACGCGGGTATAATAAAAGAATATTACATAAGATTACACATTCAGGACAAGAAAATACAAAAGAAAATATATATAAATTTGGTAATAATCAATATGTAGGGAATTGGTCAAAAGAAACCTTCAATAATGTACATGATACACTTGTTGATATATTATCAGTTAATCCCCATTTACAAATATTAGTAGATAATATTGAAATTAATGATATTGAATCACATAAAAATACTATTCTAAAATCACTTATAAATATATTATCACAGGGTATGAGTATAATTAATAATCAAATTGACATATCAAATTATCAAATGAAAACATTTAAATTTATTATGGATAAATATGATAGAAATATAAATTACTTTAAAGAAAGAGGGTGGATTAAAGATACAACACATGATAAATACAATAATTGGTCTGAAAGATTTGATGCATATAATGAGTTATTAAAAAATAATTGTAAGAATATTTTTGAGATACATATCCCTCCTTCCAAATCAGATTTTGATTTTATGGGTAAACATATTAAAGCTGTTTCTGATATTGTTTCAAAATACAAAGAACAGTATAGGAATTCACCATTTATGCATGAAATGTCTGAGTTACGTATAAGGTATGAATTGTATTTTAATAAAGAAATACCTGATAATTTAAAATTTTTAATATCTAATTTTATAAAAAATCCATCACCAACGGTAGAAGAAAGAAATCATTTAGCAAGACATGTAATTACTTTTAAAAATACATTAATATAATTAATTATACTAAATTATTAATATATTCCCTTTGTTGAATATATATTGCTATAATAAATGAAACTAATCCCATTAATAAATGAACATAGTGTTGTGGACAATTTGTCACACCAAATAATGATGCCAAATTACAGTGCGATTTATGTGGCGCTAATCCCCAGAATAGTGCGTTAATTACAAAAAAAATCACTACAATATTTTTTAACATAATATATTATATATTATATAATATATTAATTTTAATAAATTAATACTTTTTTATATAATATATAATATATTATATAATGGCTGCGACACAACCACAAATTAGTCAATTGGTAGTATGTTATCCTGGGAGATTTCAACCATGTGGCATGCATCACGCTACTACATTTAATCTATTAAAAGCGCGTTTCGATGCCATAGGAGGACATACTTTCATGGTCACCTCAAACAAAGTAGAATTACCTAAATCTCCATTAAATTTTAAAGAAAAAAAAAGAATTATTAACGCTCACGGAATACAGGAAGTCGTTGAAGTAAGCAATCCTTATTTGGCAAAAGAGGTACTTACAAACTATGATCCGGTAACGACTGCTGTTATTTACGCGGTAGGTCACAAAGATATGTCTGGTCCCAAGCCTAGATTCAAACCGGGCTTTAAAAAAAATGGGGAACCATCATATTACCAGTATTACGATGGAAATGAAGGTAAACTAGTTCCTTATACAAAACATGGATATCTTGTAACCGCACCGCATGTTGATATACAAATTCCAGGGATTGGTGAAATGTCTGGAACTGCGTTGAGAAATGTCTTGGCAACCGCTGATGAAGAAAATTTCGCATCAGTTATGGGATTTTTTGATAAACCTATTCACGAAATGGTTAAAAGTAAATTCGCATCATCAGGATCAAAACGGAAAAAAAAGAAAACGAAACATATAAGTAGGAAGAAAAAAACATATAAAAAATCTACTGGTAAAAAAAAACTTAAACGAAGGTAATGGTATTGCGTAGTTTATTAGAGAATTATACAAAGAAAGACACTGTCATTAAAGATGATATTAGGGCTAAAATATTAACAAATATATTTGTATTGGTGGCTTTGTTCAATATCAAAGAACAATTCTTGCCAGTAGGATCAAAGAACAAAGGTCCAGATGTTACTTTGAATGTGATTGAGAACAACAGTATGAACAATGATGGTATGTGCAGGGTGCGGTTTTTTATAGAGAAATATAAACATATGATAAATAGAATGAACCACACAAATATGCGGATATGGTCCCTCAACGACGACACATATCCAGCAGATGAACAAGTTGAATCAAAATCCAGTCCGTAGGTGCTGTTGTAATTCACATTGAAGATTAAATTCGTCATTGATATTTTCGTCAAATAGAGAAATCCGTCCAAGATGAAATATATCATCCTCGTCAGAAATGCCAATTGACACGTTTCCTTAACGTTTTCAAAGAGAGACCGCTTGTTATGGTCGTTTGATTGCATGATCGTTTGATTGTTATGATCGTTTGATTGTTATGATCGTTTGATTGTTATGATTGTTATGATCGTTTGATTGTATGATCGGTATTATTGATAATTATTTAAAAATAACAGAATCTTAAAATCAAATTTATAATTCACGGTTTTTTTTCGCGTAACATTATCATACGGATATTTAAGTGATAGGTCAAGTATACAAAAATATAAAATATATCCGCGAATACTTTTGATAGTTTTTTTTTAGTCATACTTTTTTAATTTAAATAAAATATATAATATACATAATTATATATGAAAGTTTTATATAATTTAAATAAAGAAAATACTACATATAATTTTATAAATATAATATCTGGTGATAACGACACGATATCAGGTATTTATCCAGATGATACAAACCTAACTATATTAAATAAAATATGTGTACATTTCTATAATGTTTCTGCTAATGAAATATTTGCGTGTACTAGTGATTATAGACCAATAGGATTTAATTATTCAGATCCATCAATTCTTATAGAAAAAATAATAAATAAAAAAAAATTAGATATCCGAGATTTTTCCGATGATAATTTTATAGATTCTATCGGAAACAGGAAAAATGTATTAATTAATAATGTTTTACACGAATTATTTGAAAATAATTTTCCCGTAAAAGATATATATTATTTCAGTTTAAAAGAATTATTAACTGAATATTCAAAACTTTATAAAAAAGATATGGATGATAGTTTTATTTATCAGGTTATATATAAATATTTCCCTAATATACAAAAATTATATTTAACAGAATATGATTCGAAAGAAAATTCGGATTTAAGAAAATCTAATTTTAATAAAATAAAAGAACTTATTACAAATAATAATAAACTTATTAAAATATTAAATGATAATGAAAAAAATATATTAAATGAAATTAATTTTAATTTAAAATTAATTAAATTAAATTTTATACCAAAAGAAGAAAATTATATTAATATAATTAAATTATTCTCAGATTTTCCATTAAGTTCTGAAAACTTAATTACAAAATTAATATTAGGAGAATACGACCAAACTTATTTTAAAATTTATAAACCAGAACTTAAATTAAAATTATCAGACGAATCTAAGATTTTAGATAAAGATATTTGTAATAGACTAATTAAAGATTATAAAGATAATATAAATATTCCTTTAAATTTAGGATATATCCCAACATTTGAACAACCAAAAAATTGTATTATAATTAAATCATATTTATCTGATTTTAATTTATATTATTCATTTATATTATTCAAAGAAGGTAACATTGATCTAGTTATTAATAATTATTATGAAACTGATATTGATGATAGTATTATAAATAAAATTATTGATAAAGCTAATGAATTAATTAATAGAATTAATAAATATAGAATTTCTACTAAAATTATAATTCCTAATATTAATTATTTAATTAATCCCAAACCTAATTTATATGTTCCTGTTATGCAATTTATGAATTGTAATATTTCTTTCTCAATGAGCGAATTCTCTAATAATAAAGGAGTATCAAAGTATTTAAAGAAAAATATTTTAATATTTCTAGGAAATTTTTATACTCATTTCAGAATTATGAAAGAAAAAATGGATTTACATTTAGATAATGATGATATATTAGTTCATTATAAAAGAGTTAATAATTATGAAAATATGGATGTTATTCAGTCAATTATAAATGTATTATACGATCCCCAAGCACAACTTGAACCTGCCGAATTTATTGAACTAATTCATGAAAGAACTAGTCTATCCATTGACGATGCCACCAGAGAATATAAAAAATGGAAAGCACATCGTTCAGTTGATGCAACAGATAATAAAAAGTTCTCTATTCAAACAAAAGAAACTGGCTCCGAAATAATTATTAATAAATATTTAGACGAATATATTAGATTTCAAATATTTAATGTTCAGAGTTTACCAGAATTAAATAGAATTATTCTCTTTATTAAAATTTTTATGAAATTGTATTCATTATTTGTTTCTGATAAATTAAATAGTTCATTAAAATCATTATTTATGAAAGTTAATACCAGCAAAGAATTACAAGATTTTCAAGATAATTTACAACTTCAAGATTTTCCTGATAATACTGATATAGCACCTGATGCTGATATACCATCTAGTTCGTCTAGTTCTGATAGTAGTTCAATAGATATTGATGCTATCCCAGATAAATCATCAAGTAGTGGGGGAGGTTCTTCATCTAAATCAACTAGTTCTGAAAAAGAAAATTTCAAAATTAATCAAGGTAAAGATTCATTTAGTTATTTAAATAGTCTTAAAAATGCTGATAAAGATTTATATAAACCAAATAAAAAAATTGAATATTCTAAAAGATGTACTAATAATGAAGGTGGTCGTATGCCCATACCCGTATCTACTAAAAAACTAAAAGAAATTGATAAAAATGATATACTTATGTCTGCTATGAAATTAAATCCTAATAAAGATAAAGTTCCTTTAACACATAAAGAAAAAAAAGAATATAAATCCCTTGAATTACCAGAAATGATTGATAAATTAAATTCAGATGGTATTATTTATAATGTTGATTTAAAATCATATTCAACTCATTTAGAACAAAAGAAATCATCAGATTCTACTATGATAAATTATATTTGTCCAAAATATTGGGATATCTCTCGTAAATTACCTGTTCACCCCAGAGATATTCATAATCATTTAGATAGAATTGTTGATTTAAATTTTAGAGGAGTAACTAATAAACATATATTAGATCGACAAGGTAATACTAAAACTCATGATTTTTGGAAAGATATTTCAGATGATAATTTAAAACAAGATATTATCACTTTAATTAGAACAACAAGTGATGATAAAATTAGATTAAATAATTTAAGCATAAATGATTTTTATAATGAAATATATTCTGATAAATATGATATTCCTAATAATGAATTAGATTTAATTTATCAAAAATATACTAACCGTTTAGAACCACGATTTATTAATGAAAAATATAATATTGATGGATATAGATTTCCGTGTTGTTTTAAAAATAAAGGTGGTCAACCTCAACAACAAAAACAAGTAGATACTAGTAAAATTATGTTATCTAATTTAACTCCATGTAATATTAATAAGTTCGCACATATCCATAAAAAATTACAAACATTATTCCAACATGATGATAATTTACAAGAAAATCTTTTAGGAGGATTTATTAAATATGGAGTAAAACAAGATAATAATTCTATTATTTATACATTAGCCAATCTTGATGAAAAATATAAAAATATATTAGATAAATTAGATATAAAACAAATCAAAGAAAGAATTCTTTATAATTATACAACATTTCCATATAATTCTGATAAAAAAGATATAAATAAAGTTATTAAAGATATAGGTGATAAAAAAGAAGATCTTATATTGTATTTATTAAATAATCATATGGATTATATAAATGAAATGATTATTCCTAAATTAATGGATGAACATTCTTTATTTTTATTTTTGAAACTTGGTGAAGGCAATATCGTACAATTATTCAAAAATGAAGAATATAATCCATATGATATCATATATTTCTTAGATTATATTTATAATAATAAAAAACAATTAAATAATATTAATATATCAAATAGTCATATTGAATATATTAACAAATCATTTGCTAAATTTAGTGATTTTT